GGAACAGCTTATACAATGGTTTTGGATTCTGTTTTAGTGAATCAAGGCAGCTGTTATAACACAGGTACAGGAATATTTACCGCTCCAGCTGAAGGAAACTATCAGATCAATTTTATATGTACAGTTTCAGATATTGGGGCAGCACACAATAATTTTGTAGCTCAAGTAGATGTAAACTCAAGCGCAAATACATATCGGTTATTTCAGGTTAACCCATTTCCTATTTCAGTTTCTGGAATGGTTTCTCTCGGTTGTTCTTTGATATTGAATCTTTCAGCTTCCAGCACGGTTTCTATTGTTATTTATGCCTCTGGAAGCACAAAGACCGTTGATGTTTTTGGAGACGGTAGCTCAAATAGATTCAATTCATTTAGTGCTCAAGAGATAAGCTAATTATTTAGGGTGATTCTGTTCTAGTATACGTTTACAATCCTTAAACCCTTTTTGAATACCCCTAAAAAAGACAACTTCTTCGAAGTTCATGCAATGAACGTCTGAGGCTTCCATATCGTATTTAAGAACGACTTCAAGCTGATTTATATTATCGTTGATTTCATCAATACACAATTGACAAGATAGTGCGTAGGCTGGTAGAAGTAGGAAAGTGATAAGTAAACGTTTCATGAGGTTATATGCCGTTGGTTGCAGGTTCATCAAAGAAAAGTATAACGAAAAATATAGCAACAGAGATTCGATCCGGAAAAAAGCCAGATCAGGCTGCAGCCATCGCTTATAGCGTAGCAGGAAAGTCAAAAAAGAAAAAGAAATAGCTCTATTATCGAAACGTTAAATAAGCGACAATAACGACGCTTGCTATTTTCACGTTCTTAAATAGCGTCATGTAAAGCGCGCTTTACATTTTGATCAAACTTGTGTCAACTTCATTGTGACACAATGTTGTGTCATTACTCATCGGCATTCATTTCCTCAAACATCAATTTTGCAAAACAAAAAGCCGACTTTGTTTCATCGTCCCATTTAATAATGTCGTAAATATTGTCGGCTTCTTCTTTTGTAAGGGATGGAAGTATTTCTTTTAGGAATTTATCGATCTTTGCTTTCATACCAATCTCCTACCAATATCTACCAATTTGGTATCAACCATCATAACGATCTAAATCCATAGTCTTATCCAATTCGTCGATCGCTTCATTTTGTTCAGGGCAATTAGGACAAGTTACAAAAAATCCATGTAAAGCTATCATTTCACATTCACAAATATCACAAGTCATTACTAATTTTTCATGCGAACTCATATTTACTCCTTTAAATATGTTACGATATCAGAGCTACATTATTGGTTATTAATGCTCCTAAAATAGCTCAAAAGATAATGGATCGGATTATGTAGATCATTTCAGTTATCCTGTTTTTCTGGACAAGCTGGAAGCAGCATCCAATGAGTTACACCTTCTAGTTTTCCCGTACCATCATGAAAATAATATACATCTTTATCCCACCCATGTTGGTTTACATACTTAACCCAATCTCCATTGGATGCTAATAATTCTTTTCCAAACGGTACGTTGATTTCATAATCTTTTGCTTTAACTTTAATCCATTGCATAATTAATCCTTTGGACTTGGTGGTAAGGGCATCCAGTGGGTTACGTTTTGAATCTCATATCCGTTATCATCTATCCAACAAATAGGGGTGTAACCACAATGCCTACCAATTTTTATACCGAAAGTGAAGTAACACAAAACTTCTTGCATAGGAGCAGGAATATGGCTAGAGCATTTAATCCATTGCATTGTTATTCCTTTTCAAGTCGCTTTAACAATTTTGCATTTTCTTCTCGTAAAGCATTTATCCGGCCTCTTCTAAAGAAAATTCTGACGTTCATTATGTAAATATAAATAGTAAAATAAATAATTCTTAATAGATCCATTGATTTATTCTTCCTCTTTTTTTGGAGGATTCGGAAGCAGCATCCAATGACTTACGGAATTGGTTGAAGGATTGGGAGGGTTATAAAATACAGGTTTCCCTTCTTCATCATCGAACCAATATTCCATTATCTGAGTGTGTTGATTCGAACAATAACAAAGTACTGGACAGTCTACTTCAGGAAGTCTTTCTGAGCACCTAATCCAATTCATTGTCATTCCTTTGGTGGTACAGGCAACGGCATCCAAAGATCTTTCATATCAAAACCTCATATTCCTGCTTGTTCTTAAGCTCATTGGAAACGTTTCCTTTGCATATGCAGGATACAAGCAAGTCGATAGTGTGTTTAAGATCTGCAATGTCCTTAGAATTCTTTCCTAACCTGGCGTAATAACTCTTTCTCATGCGTTCAAGCTTCTCATCTTGAATAGCTATACGCCTATGCAATATCTGTATGTCGTCATCTTTGAATAAGAGCAGTTGTTCAGTCATGGTTTTTCACTTTCTTCTTTATGATCTCTTTCGAGTTTATTTTTTCTTGCTTTGGTGATGTTAAAAATAGCTTCCATTTGTTCTTCTGTAAAGCCAGCGACATAGAGAACGTAAGCTAAAGCTTCACTACAGAAGTAAGAATACATCATTAACAGTTGGTCTTTTTGTTCCAATGAGCATGAGTTATATTTCTCGCTAAATCTCATAGTGAAATCTCTGACTAATCGTATTGATTCTTCTTGGTTTTTTTCTAAATCAGTCATATGCAATAACATTTCCTTTACATAAAGTCCAAGCGTGCTAAAATGAAAGCACAAAGGACTCCTTTCTTTGTGTCGTTTCGTTCAAGTGTCGTCAGGTTGTACTTAAAATGTACAGCCTGTTTTTTATTTCGTTTATTATCAATGATTTAGTCTTTTAGATCAATCACTACTTTTTCTTATCGTCCACATTTCAGAAGCAGGTTTACGGTGCTTTTCTAAATCATAGTCTTTTAATATCTCTATGCTTTTGTAATCTACGTTGCCTTTACGTATAGTTCTAGTGATCTTGTAACCGCTTCCTTTTGATGATTTACCATCACATAGGGTAACTACTCTATCGCGCCACATTTCCTTTTCTTGCTCGAGCAAAACAAATTGTTCCACGGTCTTTTCGTATTGAATCAAAGCATAAGCAAGATCAGCGCTTTCATTGTTAACGTAGTCTTTATCTGTCAATTCAGGCGGAGTCATACTAACAATATTGTCGAAATAGAAGTCACCACCTATCTTAATGATATCGTTAATCATATCCTGATTGCGTGACACTTCGATCGTTTCGTATTGTCCGTCATACCAAGCCATGTAAGTCATTGATGAAATACAAAGAACCGCCATCGTATGTTGCATTTGAGCTATATAATACGGCTCTATAACTCCTAATTGCGCTTGCTTGTATGTCTTTTCGCTGCATTTGATTTCGCAGGCATATCTTCCGCACTTAGAAACTCCATCACATGATGCCATCATCCAATCAAGCTTAGGATGAATAAATACACCTGGTTCAAAATTGATCTTTGAAACCTTGTTAAGTTCAGTTCTAGCCATTGGTTCGTTTAACGTGCCGTATTCCATGCGAAAGTTAGACTTTTGCGGTTCGATAAGCTCCATTTTTTCGCTCCACAACTGAAACTTCGTCTTAAATGGATTAAGACCTAGCAGTACGCCACTATCAGTGCTAGTTATTTTCTGTCGACGTAAGGCCAGCCATTCGGCCGACCCTTGTGTAATATTAAGACTCAACTTTAACCTCCGGTAATTTAGGAAAAGGCATCCAATGCGTTATGTTTTTACAAAAATAATCCTGAACTTCATCTATAGATAATCTAAGATCTTTATTTATCTGGTTGTGTAAATAGATTTTATCCAAATACCATTTTCTTCCGGTGTATATTGCAACACCCAAAAAATCAGAAGAACTTATAAAAACCTCAGATTGAATCTCGTCAGGCAATCTATCTTTAACAGACACCCATTCATTCATCATTTTTAACCTCCGGTTTGCCGGTTTCTTTTTGGTCATTAGCTAATTTAACACGTGCGAATATCTTGTCATACCATGTTGAGGGTAGATCTTGTAACCTAGAGACATTAAGACTCTTTTTAAGAAATTCTTCAACCTTATCACGTAAGTCTAGGTTTTCACCAATCATGTCGTTTAGAGTTTCAAACTGTTCTTCCGTAATTGATTTGATTTCCAATTGTTTTGGCGCATCTTGTATCTCAACTTCTGCAAATGCTGGACGTGATCTAGCAATTTCCATAAGCTCGTCTTTATCATATCCAGCACCTTTAATTACATCAGGAAATAGCTGACGCGCTAGTGTGGACATGGCTCGGTTGTAAAGCATGATTTCAGGATACTTGTCGAACATGTTTTTAGCTAAACCAGCTCTCTTGGCATCTTCCCAACTAAAAGAAACTGTCCAAGTATCTCCATTGTCTTTACGTTTACCATGAAGAATGCACTTGGTTGCATCGGACTTAGCATCTTTAACAATGCTGTGTCCAGCTTGTCTTATTAACGCCGCCATGCTTTCAGTACTCATGCCCACCTTGCCCTGCACATAGTACAAACCACCGTTAAGAGCATCTAGAGGGTCCATTTTCAAGCTTTTCGCCTTCTGTGTAATAGCAAATATCCCAGCTTCTCCCATCGCTTGATAATGTTTAGATTGCATTAGCTTTCTTGCCATCGTGTACATTTTATCGATGTCATTCAAAATCATGTCATATGATACTTCATCTCTTATCACTACTTCATTGCTCATTTTATAAATCCTTGTTTGTGTTTTGTATACATGTGTTGAGAAGTTCTGGTAATAAACCTTCAGAAGCCAATCTTAAACACGCTTTACATTCAATTAATGGTTTTTCATCATCATCTAGATATTTACACATTATTCTAGAACCATTCCAAAATATGCATAATTCAATTGCTTCAAAAAACACAGAACTTTCAACAAAACCATGTCTAAGAAACAATTTTTCCAGATTTTTTATATCTCTAGAGATGCCATCTAATTTTTCATTTCTTAAGTTTAATTCTGAAGTTTTACTGCTTAAAACCTGTTGTATATCTTTAGAAAAAGTCAAAACAGCGTATTTGTCCTCTTTCCTTTTGCTCATTTTAAAAGTCCTTGATTAATTTGATTGTTATAAGTCTGCCAGTCCATTAAAATGCGAGGTCTGATATGAACAGGCCTTGCGACATTTGGAGCTCCTACTCGGGGCTTTAATCTCATTTCTAGAAGGTGCGCCATTGAGTCCATGTGTTCTTCTAATAGAGCAGTGTCTAAATGGTCTTCACTATAAAGCATATCTTGTATGTTTTCTAAGAAATCGCGTAAATCGTCCATTACTTGCTCTTTCTCTTTGCAACTTTCGCATTGGAAGTCTGGTGCTTCATCGTTATAAGGGCTATCCATTGATTCCCATCGCATGTATCTACTTTGTACCATGATATTTTTCCTTTCTTTAAGTTTCCTATTTCCTATTTAAGCTTTCCAGTCTTTAGCTACAGTCCTCGAAGGTGTCTGCGTTAATCGACGTACTTGCTATATGTCCAAATTTAACAAATCCGTCAATTTAAAGCAACACAAATTTGTGAAATAAGATCGATATTGTAAAATAATGACGATTTTGGTATACTGGTTTTTTATGCATGATAAGGAGGATTTTATGCAACTAAAGCAATGGTTGTTTGAGAACAGAAAAACAATAAGTGAATTTGCTATCCTGACAGGATTCAGTAGAACTTCAGTTACTTCTATCTTAAGCAAGAAGATCAAACCGAGTGAAAGATTCTTATACGAGATTGATAAAGCTACAAATGGTCAGGTTAAAAAGGAAGATTTGATATGATTAGATGGAATCATATAAGGGATAAACAACCTGAAAGAGGGAGATCGATCGTTAAGATTACTCAACATGGAAAGGAATTTTATACGATAAACATCAAGAAATACGACAAATCAGGACGTTTTGACGCATATATCCAACATTGCCAAGAGTTAAATATTCCTAGTTCTTTCTTTTGGTGGGTTTACGCAGAAGATTTCCCTTTTCCGGATAAGGTGGTTAACGATGAATGAATGGATTGATTGTGAAGAAGAGAAAAGACCTGAATCCGTATTCGATGTATGTTTAGTAACAGATGGAAAATTATCATGTCTTGCTTATTATATAGAAAATCCCATGCAATATTATGAAACACATGAAAATAATGATAAAGTACTAGTTGAATGGGATGATAACGAAGAGTGTTACATTCCTATGGGAGAAGATGCTTATGAATCTCATTGGGAGTTTATAACGGATATAGGACCTTTTATCAGAGGAGATCAAGAATGTTTTGGAGCGATTGGAGAAATAACCCACTGGATGCCATTACCAAAACCTCCGGAGATGAAAGATGAATGAACATATTCAAATACAAGCGGGTCAAGGAATAACAATTAATAATCCAAAACCAATAAATAAATTCTCTTTTCGTGTTGAAAATAAATGGTTAATTGAAATATCAGAAGGCAAAGGAATAGTCTTTAACAAAGAAGAATTCCCTAACCTAACGTCTGATGATTTCGCAAAAGAATTTTGTGACATATTGGAAAGACAAGTAATTGTTAAATTTGATAGAAGGGTTAACGATGAGTAAATGGATACTTACAACAGATAATGATGTCATTAATTTAGATTATTTTTGGCATGTATTTATAACAGATTGCCCCACAGGGTACTATATACTCGGGGAGAATAAAAATGGTGAAGAAGTATGTCTATCAAAGGTGTTTGAGAATGAACATGATTGCCGATCATATCTTTTTGAATTGTTTGATAAAGATTTGGGAGTTTGAATATGCCTGACGACATAACAATAAAAGTATTCGACAACCAAGAGACCTACATAACGTTCCATTTAGGTTATCGAACTTTCGGTAGGACTTTCACGGTTGAAGAACTTAAGTATTTTAACAAAATGATTGATGCAGTGTTGGATAACTTTAAGGAGATAGAATGAAAAGGTATAAGGTATGTTAAATGGGTTGGATCTTTTTTCAGGCATTGGAGGAATTTCCCTCGCACTCAATGAGTGGGTTAGGCCAGTCGCATATTGCGAAATCGATCCCTATTGTCAAGCGGTCATCTTATCTAAAATGGCTACAGGTGACCTGGTGCATGCCCCAATTTGGGATGATATTAAAACTTTGCGAATCAGACCCCAAGAAATTGATATTGACATCATTTATGGAGGATTCCCATGCCAGGATATCAGCGTTGCAGGAAATGGAAAAGGTTTGGCAGGAGAGCGAAGCGGGTTATTTTTCGAGATCATTCGCTTGGTCGCTGAAATCAAGCCCAGATTCATATTCCTGGAAAACGTTCCAGCAATCACAACCCGTGGGGGATTGGAAGTTGTTAGAACGATTGCCGAAATGGGGTATGATTGTAGATGGTGTGTTATATCCGCTGCGTCCGTTGGAGCGTTACATCGTCGCGAGAGATGGTTCCTATTGGCCCACTCCACAAGAAAGAGCTCAAACCGATACACCTTCGGAGAGGATGAGACACACACCTTGCTTAGAAACTCAAGTGTTATTAGCGACACCGACAGCAAGCCAAGCGAACAAACCAATAAGGAAACCGAGTCCAAGCAGGCAGAAAAAAGAACATGGGGAAGATCTACAAGACAGTATTGGCCGTTCGAATCCCGAGATGATTGGAAAAAAACTGTGTCCGAAATGGGTAAGTGTACTAATGGGATATCCGGAAACGTGGACAAACTTAGAGCGCTTGGAAATTCCGTCGTGCCTGCTCAAGTTAAAGAAGCATTTCAACTTTTAATGGGGATTAAATGAACATCTTTAAAAATGTTTTAAATAAGTTACAGATAGGAAAAATAAATATTATAGAAAATGATCGGAAAGATAAAAAAATTGCGGAACAGTTAGAGAAAACACTTAATTGGCATGTTGTGAAGAGCAGATCTGATTCAAACCCATTCGATGGTTGCCCAATGGGTCAAATCTTATGTCGAAATATTGAAGAAGCAAAAGAATATGTTGAAAATTCAACATTCAATGATCTTTACATAGAGGATTATTCAAAAATTAACACAAATCTTGATTTGAATATATAAGGAATTTAAATGAATAAAGACGATTGGATAAAGATTAACCCTATACCTGACGATTATGAAGAGTGTGAAATTCTTTTAAAGTCAGGTAAAATAATAAGTGGATGTAGCTTTGAATTAAATAACAAAATTTTCCATCATTTTACAGGTGATTTTTGTGGCGGTTATTCAATTAACTCTGTTGATTCTTGGAGAAGAAAATATCAAGAATGAAGGAGAATTATTTAGAAAATCTTGATTTGAATCTCTGAGTCAGGTATTCTCGAGAAACGTTGAACGAATCCCCGGGGTAGGAAATACCCCGGGGACACCATAGGAAATAAGAGCTAGTAAACTTGACCGGTTTTAGCATCTTAGGAAAAACTTAATTGTATCATGATCCGCAAATTATGACAACAAGATAACTTAAATCACAATTAAGTTCAAGTCCTAAGAGCAAAAATCTTCAAGTACTGATCTATTTTCCTAATTAAACAAATCATTTAATAGGTAAATCATGTCAGATCAAACTTTTTCTACTATACACCACACATTCGACATCTATGTAGCAGCCGTTTATGGTGTAAATGAAGCAATTATTATCAATTATTTCCAATATTGGATTGATTTCAATATGAGGACGGGGAAAAACTTCAAAGAAGGAAGATTTTGGACATATGACCCTATAAAAACAATTGCCGCTCACTTTCCATACTTCACGGAAAATGATGTTAGAGAAATAATCGAACGATTATGTACAGGAAAAAGTAGGCGAGGAAAAGGAGAGCCAGAGTTTGAGCCGGTGCTAATGAAGGGTAATTTTAACAAGTTAGCTATGGACAAAACAACATGGTATTCATTTGTAAATCAAAAAATGTTTACGAAAGGGCATTTGCCCACATCGAAGGGGCATTTGCCCAAAGCTATACCACATACAATAACAACACATGCTTTAGCATGTGATAACAATGATAAGGCTTGTTCACCTCTTTCTACAGTTTCTATACAAAAGACATTGTCTTCTAAAAAAAACAATATAGAAAAAAAAGAGGTGGTAAAGACTTATAAGCTCAATGCCGAACAGCGAGTAGCGTTTGATTGGTTGAAAACTCAAAACATCGACAGCGACGAACAAACATTGTCCTATTGGGCAAAGACCTACGACTTCGATCGCTTGAAGAACGTAGTCGCTTGGGCAAAGCGAGAAGAGAGGCAGAGCATAGGAGCTTATATACAAAATCTACTGAAAAAGAACGCCATCGTTGAAACTCCTAAGCAAAAAGAAAACAAGCAATTAGCAGTAGACTACAAAAGAGAACATCAATGGCATGATTTAACTATACACGAAAGATTTATGTCATGTAAGAATGATAGAGGACACGACAGAGAAGCGTTCTTTGACGTTGCGCCGGAAACATTCTTTAAAAAACTTTTGGAAATCCATAACTGGTACCTAGGAAACTAAATGAAATTCACTATACCAGGCGAACCAATAGCACAAAAAAGAGCGGTTACCAAATTCCGTAACGGTTGCCGATGGGTGATGAACCCTAACGATAGCGAAAAACAAAACGTGAAGAAACATCTTATGTTTCAAATCCAGCAGTCTTTTGAAGAGAGTGCTAAAAATAAAACAGAAGCGTTTAATTTGACCGAGGCGAACAAATTTCATGTAAACGTGGAATTCTACCAACTTGTACCCGATTCGCTTTCTGATACCGAAAAGAACGCGAAATTATGGGGTTTCTGTGATTTACCGCCATCGAAAAGAGATCTGGACAACTTTCTAAAGTTTATCTTGGATTGTTGTACCGGCATTCTCTTTTCCGATGATCACTTAATTGTTTCGCTAAATTCGTCAAAACATTATTCAAATAATCCTAGAACCGAAATTGAAATAATCCCTATATTGGAGAAAAGCATGAGTGACGAAGAAAAAGCTGTGTTATGTCAATTTGATCCTGATGAATTAAAGGAGCTATTAAATGATATCAAAACTATTACGAATGATTCGGGACTTGATAAAAAAGATGAAGAATCCGTGGAATGGCTCGCCTCCAAATCCGGCGACATAGCTAAATTCGCAACAAAATACGCCGATAAGCTTAAAAAGATAGAACGAAAGATAAACAAAATCTCCGGAGAAGGAAAAACATTATGTTAGAAGCAAACACACCCGTTAAACTCGATAACACACCAGCAAACACACCAGTTATTGAGTTAAACACACCAGCAAACACACCAGTAGAGGGCGCAAACACACCAGTAGGTTTCAATTTGTCACCGACTGAAGATGTCAAGCCGCTTTACATTGAAGAATGCCCAACATCTTGCAAAGGAGAACTAAGATCTTGCCGAACAAACCTAGTAGGCGTTGTACTTATCCTTATCGTTTGCGCTCTAGGTTTAGCATATACTATGTCATCTTGCACAATCTCCGTTAACTGCGTAAGAACACAAGGAACAGCGCAAGATGTACTAGACGAAGAACAATCACCTGTTAACGATGTAAAGCCAGAACTAACAATACCGGCGGCAGCTTTATGATAACAACAACGAAACCTCCGGAAATGCCAGGAGATTTTAACAAAGTAGAATCCATAATCAATATCCCAAAAGTTAATGGATATGAGAAGCATAATGGATTAGGAAAGATTCTGACATTTCAAAAGCATAAAGAATTAACAATACCGGCAGCGGCATTATAAATCATAAGGAAACAAAATGGACAAGAAAATTAAGAAGCTAACAGCTGACACTAAGAAGATCGTTAAAGAAGAAAAGAATCTACTTAAAGCGGATATCAAAAGAGATAAATTCGTAGAAGCCGGGAAAAAAGCCCTAGCAAAAAAGAAAAAATAACTGTAATTGCCTTTTTTCTTATAGTGTTTCATAGTGTTCAATTGATATTGAACTATGTAAAGTAACGAACACATAAAAAGGAAAACATGACCTCAATACAAGAAATATTAAGACACACTAGAAAGATCATTGAGAATCCTGTAAAAGTTTCAGATGATGAAATAAATGAATATGTTAGCAATTATCAAAATAAAATGTTTTTAATCAATTTTTATATTCGATTAAAATGTTATGTAGATAACAGGAAATATTCCTCAAAAACAGATAGAAAATGACATCAATACCAAATTACATTTATCCACAGTGCATTATTTGCCATGAAGAATCTCCAAGAGTTTACGAAACGGACTTCTTAGATGATAAAATAACAGTGTGCTCAACTTCATGCTTCAAAATGTACCAATACGCCGAACAACAGAAGAAACGCAAAATCAAACACCTTAAGCATTACGTTAACCATGTTAGAGTAGATGAAGTAAAGCTGGAAATTAAGGGCGATAAGGCTAAAGAGAATGGATAACGTGACTAAAAACGAGTAGAAATTAAGCATGTTTCAGAAATATACTCACGCATTCAACATATGAAATCTTAGGTTTTGACCTAAGATACACCTAAGTTAAAGAGGTCATCATGATAAAAAAACTAATGAATAGGTCACTTTCCTTGCTAGTTTCCTTAGCATACGTTTTATTCATGGCGCTTTTCCTAGGGTTGTGTGTGGGAGTTTTCATAAAATCAATTATTTGGGTATTCGAATGATAAAAACAAAAGAAGAAAAAAAAGAAAGATGTCCTTTAGATAAAGGTCATACTCCTAATAAGGAAACTATTGAGTCAATTCAATTAAGCGAAAAAGGGGAAGGCATTAGTCGTTTTAATTCTATGGAAGACCTTTTCAAAGATCTGGGTATGTAATGACAGGAATAACACTATGCAAAGGCAAAGGATGCCCCGTTAAAGATAAATGCTACCGATACGTAACAAAAGGCAACCATACAAACCAAGCGTACTTCACTAGAACTCCATACGAAGATAATGTAGGTTGCAAATTCTTCGTGAAAATTGAAAAGGGTAATGATGATGAAAAGTGAAATATACGACTTCATAGAAATAAATGGTGGAGCAGTTACTTTTGTAGAACTACAAAATAGAATAAAGAACTCGAAAGGAGAATCTACTTTAGAAATAGAAGGTGAACGGTTTTCTAATGTTCTCTTATGGGCTGGAGTTAGCTCGGAGTTTTTTCAGTGCTTTAATGAATTAATGAACGAAAATAAAATCATATCATATCCAACAACTCCATTAGTTTATATGCATGATGGAGGAATGTTAGATTTGCCAATAGCTAAAAAAGCTACTCATTACAAGGAACCGCATTGGCTACCTGTCGTTTTATGGACAAATAAACAAGCCAAGAAAAGAGGGTTTTTTGAAAAAATGAGCAGAAAAAACAAAAAGGAATGCCATGCCTTGGATAACGATTAAGAATTGCTCATATGACCTAAAGAACATTAAGAAAATCTATCACGAAGACGAATCGCTTTACATTGATTTTCACATTTCCGAATATGTAGACGATTTCGATTACGGTACTCCTGAAAAAGCAAAAGAAGCTTTCGAAGACCTAGTTGCTCTAATCAATGGTTTGACGCGTTAGTTTTGCGCGTAGAAAAACACTGGTTATTCAGTTTTTTGCTGAAATTGGGAATTATAGCCCGTGTTTAAAACAGAAAAGGGAAGGATTGATCTGCCTTCCCTTTTGCTTCATTCAGCTTTCTTTAATTGTCCTGAATCTTTAATCATGCAGCAATCCTTTGAAACAAAGGCACCTTCCAATCTGCATAACCGGCGGTCAACGTCTGTTAGCTTCTCATCTAGTTTATCAATCCTAGTGTCAATTCTATCGAAACGACTGTTTATATCAGCCCACATAACAAATATTAGACCGCCAATAGCAATAATCATCGTCATTACGATTTGTATATCCGTCATAATATTTCCTTTTTAGTTTTTAAATATTCAGTTACCAACCGACATAACAAGTCAGCCATTGTAACACCTTCTTTCACACATTGAAGTTTCACTTCTTTGTGTAAGTTTTCGTGTATTCTAATTTGTAATTGTACTTTCTTCATGAAATCCCCGGTAGGGCAGCGCTTATCGCGCTGCAAGTTCTAAGTCTATTTCTTCATGTACCATTCTTTCTTCATATCCAGCTTTAAACCATTTGCAAAGATGCAACGCATTCTTCTCATTAAGTAATTTTCCCATGGTTAAATATAATTCAGTTGTTAATGTTGAGGATACCTTTCTTGCTTCATATCCTTTAATGAAGGCTGATTCTTCGATGCTTTGTATTGCTGGTTTGTATGCTTTCATTTTGGACTCCTTAAGTCGTTTCGTTGTTTATGATATCAATATATCAAGATACCACATTTAACGCAAGCGTTTATTTTCATTTTCTCTAATAAAAATAGAAATCGCGTTTACAAATACGTGTGAGTTTGGTAACCTTACGAAATAAAAAGGTAATATATGAAAATCACATGCCCCGAATGTAAATCAGCTGTACACAAAACAGAAATATACTCCGACTGGTGCTTCTGCACTAACTGCTTCGTTGCTTTCGATATCCCAAAAGAGAAAAAAGAGGTTGCAATTAAAGCCTAGAAAGTGTATAATACCTCTGATTTCATCTGTAATCCAACTGTGAAATTTGTTAATTTAAACTCTTAGTGATAAGATTTTCGAACCCCTTGAATGGGGTTTTTTTATGATTCTAGATTACGTGGGTTGCTTTAGTTTAAAAGTAAAAACATTGATCGCCTCAAAAATGTTAGCTCAAATCTAACAAGCGCCCACGTTTTTTGTCCTCTTAAATCGACTCATATATAAATTAAATTCATCCTCAACTTCCTTGTTAGGGAAACTGAATTCGTAGATCTCATTTTCCTTTCGTGTATTCAGTAAAGTAGCTATGCGCTCCTTAAAATCGGTTTTACTAGTGAAAAAGATGATCTTTACTTGCTTATACGACATCATACCTCAGAATGTGTTTCCAGCCATCATACCAAATTTCATATTTACATTGCTCAAGTTTTCCTTTATCTAAAATAAAAATACTCATACTATGAAATCATGCATGAATGAAGGGCGACCATCTCGAAACTGTTCGGGATGGCCGTTTTAATTAATTTGTTATTAAGGTTAGTTAATTAAATGGGAATTCCTGGCGTTCCAATTAACATTTCTGTTGATACCTTAGATACCTTAATTAGAAAGTATAAAGGTAAAACAAAAGCAATTGCAGAAGAATTAAAATGTTGTAGAAGAGTAATAAGAGAACAAATAGAAAAAGAACCTTATTTGATTGAACTCCAAAAAGAAATGAGATATCAAAGAGATGAGGATTTATTAGAGGAATCCGAGGATACTTTAGAGGCTGCTTTAAAGGGTCGCACTGACGATATGAGCAATGCTCTTAAATCGGCCTTTTATGTTCTAAATCAGAAAGGTAAAGCTAGGGGATATCAAAGACTTAGCAATAACGATAATGACACAAAGCAAATAACTGTTTTTGTTCGGGAAAACTATGCTGACAACACCCCAGAATAACGTTATTGAAAAAAAACTCCCAGTTAACTTCACACCTCGATCTTATCAAAAAAAGCTACTTAAAGCCTTAGATTCTGGAATCAAAAGGGCTGTCGTTGTATGGCCAAGACGACATGGTAAAGACAAGACTATCTTAAATTGGTGTATCAAAACAATCGCCGATGGACAGCCTCAAATATGCTTCTATTGCTTACCAGAACTCAAACACGGACGTAAGGTTATTTGGGATGCTATTGATAATAGCGGCTTTGCTTTTAAAAACCATTTCCCAAAAGAGCTGATCGCCAATCTTAATAATAGTGATATGAAAGTAACATTCACTAACGGGTCAATATTCCAGGTGGTTGGTTCAGATACCTATGACTCGCTTATTGGTTCTAACCCTAAGATCGTTGTTTTCTCTGAGTACGGAGTAACTAACCCTAGAGCGTGGGACTTCCTTAGACCTATTTTAGATAACCCTGAGAACAAGGGAACAGCGATATTTATCGGAACATGCCGGGGGAAGAATCATTTCTATAAGCTTTTTAAAATGGCTCAGCTAGAAGAAAATAAGGCAACCTGGTTTTCCGAGCTTCTCACTAATGACGATACTCATTTATTATCTGACGATGACTTTACTAGAATGCGAAGAGAGGGGATGTCAGAGGAGCTTATTCAACAGGAATTTTTTTGCTCATGGGAAGGTTTAATTGAGGGTTCTATCTATGGTAATTATCTTGGTGTGGCGGAGCGAGAACAGCGTATTTGTCATGTACCATATGACATAAATTACCTAGTTCATACCGCATGGGATATAGGACTTGATGCCACAGCAGTTACCTTTTTCCAGTTGATTGGAAATGAAATACATATTATAGATCATTATGAAACAAAAAATGTTGCTATGATAGGGTCTATCAATGAGATCAAATCAAGGCCTTATCAATATGGTATACACTTTTCACCTCATGACGGACGAAATAGATCAGTAACTACCGGATCTTGTTTCGTTGATCTAGCCGAGCAAATGGGTCTAAATATGGAAGTCATTCCTAACGATAAGTCTATTGCTGACGGAATCGAGATTGTTAAAGGAACTTTTAACCGGATGTTTTTTGATAAGGTTAAATGTGAGTATCTAATCAGTTGCTTGCAATCCTACCATACAGAATACGACGAAAAGCTACAGAAATACAGGGCGCAACCTTGTCACGACTGGGCTTCCCATTCTTCTGATAGTGTAAGGTATATGTGCTTAGCTATAAAAAATGGAATAAATAGTATACAAGGACGTGACGAATGGTCTAATATAAAAACTACTAATAATTATTATGGGAATGCTCCAACTCATAACACAAGAGTTACACAATGGTAGTTTCAATAGACCCCACGAAGTATCATGACAATAAATTATCCACCAAGAAAATGATGGATGATTCTTATTCTTATTCGATACCTCAATTGCAATCATATCAAACACAAGCTCATATTGACAGAAAATTTGCCTTAGGTGATCAAAGAACACTTGCCGGAACTTATGGTGAGTATTACGAAAACCAGAAGTTTGTTTTTAATATACTCCATGCTCAGCGTCAAATGATATTAGGACACCAGGCAAAGAATAGAAAGTCATCGATTGTTGTTCCGCGAGAAGATAGAGACCAAGAAACTGCTGATGATTATTCAAAATGCCTTGTGTGGACAATGGGACAAGATGAAATGCTTCAACGAATTACGGAGGCATTCGACTGTAGCTTAGTTACAGGTCTTTGTTTTATGCACAGATGGGTAGACTATTCAAGAGATCCTACAGACGGAACAGTGAGAATACGCAATTACGCTCCTACTACGGTGATGTTTGATCCATGGTGGAGACAAAGAGACCTTTCAGATTGCCGCTATATTTGGACTAGGGATTTCCTTTCCGATAAACAACTTGAACAAGTATTGCCGGACTATGACAAGATCAAAAGCATGATACCTAAATCATATGCTTTGATGACCCGTTTCAACTTTATGCCAGAGAACTATCGTGTTTTAGCAAGAAAGAAAGGGTCTTACGCCTATGATCAATACTTCTACGCTACAGATAGAGACGCTACTTTAATTCATAGTTACGACAGGGCAGAAACATACGAAGTAAAAGGCGACAAACAGACACGAGAAAAGTGGATAGATTTAACCTTTAGTCCGGAAGAGAAAGAGAATCTAGAGGTATACAAAACTAAGTTACCATGTATTCATTTGGCGGTAGCTGTAAACGATAGAGTTATTTATGATGAATATCATAGCGAAAAGATGCCTTTTACCCCTATGTTAGCTTATTTTGACGCAGACGCTCCGAATTATTCATATCGTTTCCAAGGTATTATCCGCCCTGCTAGAGATACGCAATACCTTTTCAATCGTCGCATGCAAACTCAGCTACAGATATTAGAAAGTTTACCGACTAGTGGAATAAATGTTGTTGAAGATGCCTTAATAGATAAGAATGATGCGTTTAAAACAGGCCCGGGACAAGTCAGAGTTATTAAGAAAGGGTATATTCCACAGCAGGTTATTGAGAATATTCAACCTCCAAATATCGATGCTTCCGCTTTAAAGATGACTGACGACCTTAACATGTTATCGAAGTCCATTCTAGGTATTAGCGAAGAACTAATGGGGATGGCTGATGATTCAAAAGCTGGTATTACAGAGATATTAAGACAAGGAGCTTCTCTCACAACACTTCAAACTCTATTTGATAACCTTGACTATTCTCAAAAGATGCTTTCTCAAGGTTTACTTGAAGAGATTTCGCTTTACACACCATCTAAAGTTAGGCGTATAATTGGAAGAGAACCCACCGCAGAATTCTTTAATCTAAATTGGCAGAAGTTCGGTTGTGATATAGAAGATGGCCTGAACACAGGAACACAGCGTAAGATGGAATTTGCACAAGTTCTAGCTCTTATTAAAGAAGGTGTTCCAATTTCACCTCAGCAGTTGCTAAAAGCTTCTACTCTACAAAACAAACAGGAATACATTGACGATGTAGAGAAGCAGCAACAACAGCAGCAACAAGCAGAAAAACAAAAGATGGAAGCGGAAATGATGGCGGGTCAAGCTAACATGAAGCTTTTGCAATCTCAATCTAATGCTAACGATTCAATGGCCGATGAAAGAAGATCTAGAATAGATGAAAACGAAATGATGGCTATCGAAAGAAGAGCAAAAGCAATTAGTGACCTTCAAGATGCGCAGGTTAAACGCGAGGAAGCCTCGCTCAAGAAGATAGAAGCATTGAAAAAGCTTGATGAACTTGATCTTAATCATATAGAAAAGTTAGTTAAGATTTTAAATGCCGTCCAGAATATGAATCAACCAATAGCCGAGGAGGCACAAAATGGATTACCGCGGTAAGATTGCACCGAATACAACTTCGGGAGAGCATAAAGGTGGAATGAAAACAAAGCATAACGACTCTTTCGAGGCGTCATCTAATGCTTTAGAACATACACCATACGCAAAGAAACAAGCTATGTATCGTAATAAAGATACAAAAGTTATGGATAAAAATTTGCGTCACCTAAAACAAGACTAGAATTTCGGGAGAAAAGGCTATGTCTAAAATATTAGGTAGCAAACCATTTATTATGGCTGAAACTCAAAAGATTATTCAGCCTAAGAAATCATATGGTACACAGTTAATCGAAAACTATCAGAAACAAGATAGGAGCCCTGATAAGCAAGAAGCAGGGGAGACAACCAACGAACTTGGCAAGAAGTTTCTAGATACGTTGAGCGATACAATAAATAAAGCTAGAAAATGTGGAGTTAAGAAAAAGATATATATTCACATTCTAGAAAAGGCATTGCAACATACAAATGGAGTTCACTGGACATTCGTTTGTAGGGAAAGTAGGCCAGATCCGGAGCAATCTAGCTATTTATATTCGCATGAGTTTCTAGATGAGCATCCTAAATTCGAATATGCTTTACCGGAGTTAACCCAAGTTCCATATATTTTAAGACATCCTGAAAAATATACAAAGAGATACTTGGAAACTCTAGAGTTATGGAGAACTGGACAATTAAAATAATGTTCTTTACACCATAATTAAAATTTAGTAGATTACAAATATAGACTGCCGACCAGTCTTAAACACAGTCGTTAAACAATATTAAACATGTACGGGCTATATTTTGAAATGGAGCCGATTTCAAGGGAAACTATGACAACACAAGACGTTAATAATTCGCAAACTGTCGTCGATGCGGAAAAAAATCATAGTGAGCAGAGCGATAAAAGCTTTTCTCAAGCTGAAAATTGGAAAAGAGCCAATGAAGCATTAAGAGAAGCTCGAGAGCGTGAAGCTCGTCAGAGCCAGCAAATTGAATCGCTTACTAAAACAGTAGAGCAACTCATACAGTCAAAACAAGCGCCTGAGGTCGAAGATGATCCATGGTTAGGTTTAGATGATGATGAAGCGTTTGAAGTGCGTAAAGCTAAAGAAGTTGTTTCTAAAGCTATTCCTAAAGCTGTTAAAAAAGCTTTGGAAGAGCATACAAAGAAACTACAAGAGGACGAAAGGAAGGTTAGAACCTCTCCTGACTACTTAGAAAAGCAAGCGCGTAGTAAGTATGAAGATTTTGATCAGGTAATGACTAACGAAAATATAGATGACATTATCAAAAAAGTGCCGTCCGTACATAAAGCGATATTGCAAGGTGAAGATCCGATTGATGCAGCTTATCAATTTATCATTAGTTCGTCAGCTTATGAGCGTAAAAAGCAAGTAAAACAGACAAATATGGTAGAGAAAGCTAAGTTCGCAGAAAATCAAACTAAGCCTAAGTCACCTAATCAAACGGCTGTGAATCAAAATGCTACAGCCGCTAATAATTTTGGTAGATTAACTAAAGATCAGCAAAAAGAACTTTGGATAGATCACAATAAGAAGTTAGGGCGCAGAGTTTAACTGTACGACGACACCTTACACAAGGTGTTTAAATGAATACATTAACCAATCTACAGCCGGAAGTAGCAACGCAATTTTGTATGCGTATGTTATCCCGTCCTATGCCTGATTTAGTTGCCGACATTGCTTGCTATAGAGTGGGCATGGAACAAAATCAAGGTAACATTCTAAAGCAATCACGTTATGACAACTTGCCAACTCAGCCAGTACCACTAGGTCCATCTGGTATTAACCCGCCTGCGATGGTTTTAAATCGTTTGGATATTGATTCAGAGATTCAATGGTACGGTGGATACGTTGCAATCACCGAACAAGTATTGCTAATCAACCAAGATAAAGCAATTGAAGAAACGCTTGATTTACTTTCACAGAGTTTAAAAGAAACTGAAGATCAACTAACCAGAGAGCACATGATCTCTGCCAGTCCTTTTGTAAACTGTGTAAACGGAGTTAATGGCGATAATCCAAGTAATTTAAGTCGTACTGATGTTGACAATATCGTTAAAGTTTTGCGTACAAATAACGCGAAATTCTTAATGGATAGCATCGACGGCGAGGATAAATTTGGAACAGGTCCAATACGTAATGCTTTTACAGCCAAAACTAGCACTGATATGATTGGTCAGCTTGAAAAAGTAACTGGATTCACCAACTGTGCTAATTATCCTGATACTGCGGATTTAGTTGAGGCGGAATGGGGTTCTATTGGAAATTTACGTTTCTTCCTATCCTCTGTATGGCCAGTTTCTCCTAACGCATCGTCTTTAGGTGCTGACGTACAAAACATCATTGTACAAGGTCAGGAAGCAGCTTCTATCATTGATCTAGATGGTTATAGCGCACAATATAGATTTACACCTCCTAGAGTTGCGGGCGGTCCATTGTGGCTTTATGGTACTAGCGGATATGTGTTCGCACAAGTTCCACAAGTAACTAACTTTACATGGATCTATAACTTGCGTTGCACGATTTATTAAGGAGTATTATTATGCCTACAGATATGAATATAGATGATGGATATTTCACCTCAACCGGTGAATCTGTTATTATCCCTTGTCGTTCTGATTATGATTATTTTGAGATCATGAATTACACGGCAATGGCAACAACTGCGACGCCTGGACGTGTAGTTAGAGCGTCTGTTCAACGTGGTTTTACAGCTGATTATGCTTTGACAACTACAAAAACAAACGCCACTAACGCGGTTAATGAAACAATCGCTACTAGCGGAGGTTTTACTTTAGTTAACACCTCTGTTCCAGTCGCTAACGCAGCAGTTGCGTACACAGCAGCTACAGACGCGGCGCCAGTGGTTGTTTCTGCAACCACAACGGGACTCGTTAATGGTGATATTGTCCGTATGTACAATCCATTAAATTACCAGTTGGCTGGTATGGATTTTACAATTGATAATATTAGCGCGGGTGTTAGCTTTGAACTTGTTTATATGGATTCTCCAGGTGATGCAGCTCCCGGAGCTGGTACATATAGAAAAGTTGGCGATGTAGGTTTATATAGACCTCGTAAACGTTTTATCACAAAGATTACATTAGGAAACACAACCCTAGTTCAAATGTCTGTGACAAACGCTTATGTCGTTGGTGAAAAAGTAAACCTTCTCGTACCAGTAGAATACGGAACAATTGAGCTTAACAATAAGAGAGGTACAATCCTTTCTATTGATACAGCAACAAATGAAATTGAGTTAGATATCGATAGCTCTGGATATAGTGCGTTCACTTTCCCAGCGGCTAGCGATGTTCCATTCACATTTGCTCAAGTGATTCCAAATGGTGAGATCCCTACAATCATTAGCTCTGCAACTTACAATGATTCTGTATTAGGAATTAAACTAGGTTCTGCTGTTTGTGGAGTAGAAGGCGATAGAATTTACTGGAAAGGTCATAAAGCTTTCCGTTATTCCGTTGAGATTCCTTTGACATCATAATAAGTAATAAATTAAGGGTTGCCTCTGTTGGCAACCCTTTTTAATGAGGCATCATGGCAAAAAAAAAGATTAACAAGGAAATTGAGATGACAGCTACGCAAGACGTGCACGAAGTCACTAATTCAACCGATAAACCCGCTGAAATAGTTACTTCCTGTGGAATGAGAGAACTTGAAGAGATTCAAGATAGAAAGATGGTTACCGGAACATTTCATATTGTGGGTAAGAAATCAGGTGTTGCACGAATCGGTGCGCTTGTTAAATACAAAGGCGATGATTATAAAACGCATTTCTTTGAGCATGGAAAGACATACACTATTCCTAAATGGAAAGCAGATTGGCTAAACGGATATGATTTGAATGAACCTAAGACATTAGATCGAGGAATGACGCCAAGATGTCACGTAAAGATTCATACTGAACAATATTCAGACCTAACGCAGAAACACCCATTAGCGGAAGTAAAGACGCAGAATTTATATAGTTTTACTCCTGTAGCTAGATGGTAGAAGTTATCTGGACTCCCTCAATTCAATTGATTGAGGATATAACAAACACGGTTGATGCAGTTGTAACAACTGTGGATGATTTTGACTTTGAAGATGGTCAATATGTGTTAATAAATGTAGACCCTATTTACGGCATGAGATTATCGAATGCGAGAACTAAAATAGATATATTGTCAGAGAATACATTTAGAACAGATTTAGACTTATCGGCACAAGCGGCCTTTTCTCCACCTTTGTCGGGGTTATATACCCCGGCAAATGTTACAGAAATAACCGGACTTTATCGCAATTCAACACCTGGCGGGCCTTCCGCATAAAGGAAATATGGCAACATTGCAAGATATCAGAGATAAAGTTAGGCAGCTTACAGGTAGAAAGAGTACTGTACAGCTAACAAATAGCCAGATTGACTTTCAGATCAATAACTACTATCTAAATCATTTTCCTTTGCAATTGCGCACTATTGATTTACGGTCGGAATATAACTTTACTACACAACCTAACGTAGACGTATACCCATTTGATGGAAACCTAGTTCAGTCATTTGGTCCGACAGCGTATATTGAAGGTTATGCAGCAATGTTTTTCCAAGACAGAACCGTTTTCCACTCAATGTATCCTTATATTAGAAATGATATATTCATCACTAGAGGAGATGGAACAAATGGAGCGACAACGCCATATACAGGAATAATAACACCGCGTCCAATATTGAAAGGTAGTGTTCTTATATATGCTCAAACTGCATTTAGTTCGTCTGTTTCTCTAGTTGATGGTTCTGATGGTAATTTATATCAATCATTATCTACAACATTGATTCCTACCGTACCAGTAGGAACAGTAATGGGAACGATAAATTATGAAACAGGTGCTGTTTCCTTTAAGTTTGGGGACACCATACAATTTAACGTACCTGACGGAGCAGAGATTAGATGTCAATCTAAGCAATACTTTGCAAATAGACCTACTGGTGTACTTTATTTTGATAACCAAATCGTTTTAAGACCTGTTCCAGATCGATGTTACAATGTTCAGCTGATTGTTTATCTAGTACCGACTGCATTAGCTGGAAATGGAAGCTCTCCCGTTCTAAATGAATGGTGGGAGACGCTAGCCTATGGAGCATCTAAGAAGATATTTGAGAACCAAAAAGATCTAGAGTCTGTGGAACAAATGGACAAGCTTTTAAGTGATAGTTTCATTGAGATTGGACGCCGTCAATGGTATCAAATGCAGCCTCAAGGCACTAAAACTATATACAATATGCCTATTTATGGCTTAAACAGTCCTTATGCTTTTACCGGACCTTATAACGTACCTTAAGGGGAAATATGCCATACACAACAGGAATTCCGACATCTGGCCAGGTTGTAAGCGTTTCACAGCCTCAAATTAGAGATAACTTTAATGTTTTGGATACTTATTTAAAAGTGAACCACATAGCATTAAACAACGTTCCTAATCAAGGTAAGCATAATATAGTCGAGATGGTATCTAGAACGGTAATACCTCCTGGTTTATTAGCCGGTGAAGGTACATTATATGTTAAGACTGATGGTGATGGTTTCGGTCAGATGTATTACACAAATGATAATTCAGGTAATGAATATCAATTAACTAAAGTTTCTACGCCTAATTTTGGTACATTTGGAAGGGATGGAAACTCTGGCTGGACATTTTTACCAGGTGGTTTAATAATGCAATATGGTGTTGTAACTGATGGAAATATTTCGGGATCGGTTACTTATCCAATAAAGTTTCCAACGTCACTTATTAGCTTATCGTTAAATTATTCAAGAGTTGCTTCATCATCTGTTAATAGTGTCGGACAAAACACAGCTGGAACAAATGATACAACTCAATTTTCTTATTTTTTAACTGGTAATAAAATTGTCAGTTTCTTTTGGCTGGCTATAGGTAATTAACCAATGACATATACTTTAGACATGCCAAGTGAAGAAATTAACGGAATACAGGCCGAGCCTTTATTTCGTGGAAACTTTGGGGCTTTAAATACATATTTAGGTGTTAATCATATTCCATTGAATAAAAGAAATGGTGGAAAACATAATTTCGTCCAAATGCCCGGAACCAGTCAACCTACTGTAACAGATAAAACACAGGGTTTATTATACGTTTCTACAACCAATACAAGATTAACTTATGTTCCTGGAGATACTGGAAATAGATATCGATTAACTTCAACTGACATGGCTAATTTTGCAACGTTTGGAAATGTTACAGAATATCTTCCGACTAGATTCGGAGGTTGGACTTTTCTTCCAGGAGAAATTTTATTACAATATGGTTATATAGATGCGCCAAATATTGGAGCAGGTGGAACGGTATTATTTCCTAAAGAATTCGTTAGTAAAATGTTAAGTATTCAATTTGGTTTTATGATTCAAGCGAGCTTGAGAACTATTAATTTTTCAATTGCAAGTGATGGCACAAACGATAAAACTCAATTTACGTATAATTATTCTGAGACAACAGATCAACCTTTTGATGTAGATCGATTTTATTGGATAGCAACAGGATTATAGATGACATTTCAACCATTTTTAATTGCTGATGCTAAAACAGGGTTACAACTCGACAAACCCCCATTTCTTTTGGCTGATGACGCCTATACGCAATTAAATAACGTTTATCTATGGCGTAGACGCTTTAAGAAAAAGCAAGGAGTAAAGACGCTTGGTAGATTAAGAAGGGTTATTAATTATTCTTTACAATTCGGTGTAACTCAAGCAAATGGAGGATTTGGTGGATTTCTTAGGATTCAATATGGTTTAGAGTCAACTGGACAATTAGAACCTGGAACATTTTCAGCTACTGTCGGACCTGAAACATACACGGAGCCTAGCCCACCTGATGGAACGCTTGTTGGAGATATGGGAGGAGTAGGGACTTTAGATTACGCAAATATGATATTCGTTGTGAATACAATACCTCCAACACCGGGACTTATTGTAACAGTAACAGGATTTGCTTATTTTCCTGGATTACCTGTAATGGGTTTACCTTCTAGAGAATTAGATACTATCAACGCTAATGATTCGATGGGTTTTGATACTAAATACGCTTATTTGTACAGTAACTTACTTAATAAATATGTTGAAGCTCCAACTAGCGGCCCTCAATTCACTTGGTCAGGTTCAAACAGTAATTTCTTTTGGTCTCAAAATGCCGATAGTGCTTTATTTACCACAAATTTTACAGCTACTGAATTACCTGGCTACACAATCACAGGGATTTCTCAGGCTGTACAAGCTCAAGTAACGATCGGTGCTCATATTCTTCAAATAGGAGATTATGTTTTCTTCAATGGCGTTTTAGGAATGACCGAGATTAATGGTCTAACTGGTCAAGTAACAGCTATTGGAGCTACAACCATCGATGTAGATATTGATAGTACAGGTTTTACGGCGTACACTTCCGACGGTGTTGTTATTTCTCAAAGTAGGGTAATCCCTGCAATAGGTGATCCTATTAGGTGGTATGATGGTTCTTTGTGGTCTAACTTTACACCACCTACAAATGCAGGAAATTACCTGATAAGCTCATTAATGATCTTCTTTTACCGTGATCGATTATTGTTTTTAAATACAGTAGAAACGTCCGGAGCTTCTTCTACAGCAACAAATCATTATCAGCGTGCAAGATGGTCACAAAACGGAACTATATATTATGCTACAAATCCAATCCCTGCTGGACAAAATGGAGATCCATTGGCCTATGATGACGTTACTCCTGGTCGTGGTGGATTTAATGACGCTCCCACTTCTGAGAGAATCGTATCGGCTAGCCTTATAAAAGATCAATTGATAGTGTTTTTTGAGAGTTCCACATGGCGTTTAAGATATTCTGGAAATGAAGTATTACCTTTCATATGGGAAAGGGTTAATTCTGAGTTTGGATCACGTAGCACATTTAGCACGATACCTTTTGATGTTGGTCCGATAACAGTTGGTTTAAGAGGTATAGTACAGAGTGACGGCGTTAACACATTAAGAGTAGATAATATCATCCCTGATGAGGTGTTCAACTTCGAAAATGCTTCTGATGGTCCGATTAGAGTCCATGGAATCAGGGACTTTGACGAACAGATAACATATTGGAGTTTCCCTAACGATGATGAAAATGGCACTTACCCAAATAGAGTGCTAAGTTATAACTATCGCGATCAATCATGGGCTATCTTTCTTGATAGCTTCACTTGTTTTGGAAACTGGCAATCTTTTACAGATTTTAGATGGGGAGATTGGACAACTCCATTTGGTCAATCTAATTTTACGTGGGGATCTCAAACAAATCAAAGTCTTTATCCAACTGTAATCGGTGGGAACCAGCAAGGTTATGTTTTACAACTACAAAAACAAACGACAAACGATCCTACTTTACGAATTGATGCCATAACGGCTTCTGTTGTTGACGTAACACCTGTGATTATTACTTCAAAAGATCACAATCTAAGTTCGGATTATGTTGTTACATTTACTGGTATTTTTGATGCGTCTGCAATTGTAATGAATGATGTAAGTTTCCAAATCGATGTGATAGATGCAGATAACTTTGCATTGTATATTTATAATCCTCAAACATTGACATTTGACATACCATATGAGTTAACACCGATTACTTATTCAGGTAATGGAGAGATCAAAGTAGTAGATAACTTTAGCATCGTATCTAAAAAGTTTAACCCTCTACTGAAACAAGACACATCTTGCCGATTAGGATGGTTAGACTTCTATGTTGATACGACATCAACAGGTAAGTTTATTGTTAATCTATACGTCGACGGTAACGATACTGAGCCGGTTAACGCTCCTGTAATTGTTGATCTCCAATTACCTGAGAATATAGAAAGCAATGTTGTTGAAACATTCTTAAATCAGTATGAAACAGCATCACAAGAAACCGTTTGGCATAGTCTTTATAATGATTGCGTTGGTAACTTTTTCCAATTTGAAATAACTCTGAGTGATTCACAAATGAATGATGCAGATATCTACGGAAGCGACTTTGTATTATATGCAATCATGTTACATGTAAACGCTGCAAATGATAGGTTAACATGAGTTTTAGCCCTATTGATAGCAAAGGTAACTTTGTTGATACAAGTATATTGTTTCCTGATGAAGAGAAGCAATTTAAGTATGTTCTAAGAGATAATCACTTTACGATAGCTACGGCTATCAATAATCGTGAAATATCCATGTATCCACTACAAGAGATTCTTTGTGGTAAATTGTATTATACCGACGGAAACCCACAGAAATTTAGGGATGTATTTAGAAAGACATTTAAATTAGGGGCTATTCCGGCAGGAACGACAAAGACAATACCACATGGAGTAAGTGGAATAACAGAGATGTTACCGATATTAGGAGATGCAAAATCTTCAACTAGGTTCTTTAACCTTCCATATCCCGCAATTGTTCTCGCTGAAGTGATAGAAGTTTACGCGACTTCAACGGATATAATCATAAAGCTAGGAGCGTCAGCACAAGCAATTGTAAGCGGAACAATAGTTTTAGAATATATTAAATAAATATGTTAATGTATGTTAAAGATTTAAATATAGGTGAAATATGGACTTTTGGGACTTTGTGACTGGATCCGAATCAAAACATGACAGATTAAATACTAGATCAGATCAGCAAATTGGCATGCAAAATAATATGCTGCAAGGTGTTCAGGGTGGACAATCTAACATAACAGGTATGGATTGGCTACAAAACCTATTTAGTAATGATCCTAGTGCATTTGCAGCCTATGAAGCGCCAGCTATGAGACAGTTCAATGAGCAAATTGTTCCTGGAATAGCTGAAAGATTCACAGGAATGGGAGCCGGCGGGAGAAACTCCTCGGCATTTCAACAGCAATTAGCAGGTGCCGGAGGTAGATTATCAGAAAATCTAGCAGGTCAAAGAGCTAATCTAAGACAAGGCGCATTAAATCAAATTATGCAAATGCTCCAAATGTCTATGCAGCCTAGTTTTGAAAATGTTATGTATCAAGGTCAACCTGGATTATTACAACATTTTGCGCAAGGTGCTGGAAAAGCAGCTACAAATTACGCGACTGGTGGAATGGGTTAATAGGAGTTTGTAAATGGTTCAAGTAATAAACAAATATAACCCGTCAGCAGCTCTAGGAGCCGCTTTAGGATCTGGAATTGGTCAATCTCTAGAGAAATCTTCAGAAAACAGATTGGATTACTTGAGAGGTAAAGAGCGCGCACGTACTAGCTTGGATGAATTGAAAGAGAAGTTGAAAGATCCAACATTGACAGATTATGAAAGGTTGATGGAGACTCTTTACGCTGGACAGGGTATTGATAATATAGCTAGGGCTTCTCCGCAAATAGCTGAAATGATAATGCGCCAGAATCAAGTAAATCAATTAACTGGAGCAGGTGGGAATGTTCCACAGCAACAAGGTGCGCCGCAACCTCAAAGGCCTGCCGGAATATCTCAACAAAGACCTGGAGGTGTTCAACAAAATCAAATGGGAGTAAATCCTCAACAGCCACAGGAATCAAATACAGGAATTCCAGGTTTTAACACGCCTAACCCAGTTGAGGGTATGCCTCAACCTCAACCACAAACGACGTCAGGATTATTTCCGCATTTAAAATCACCGGAAGAGATTGAAAATACTGTTAATCAGGAAATGCAAATCTATAGAGATCCTAATAAACGACCTGAGCTTTTAGCCAATCAAGTTGCTTTAAATAAATTAGCGCAAGAAAGTCATAATCGTTTTAGGGAAGAGTCAAAAATTCTAGGTATTCCAGATAATGAATATAACGACTTTAAAAAGATTGCAGAAACTAAGTATTCATATATGACTGATCCCGTTAAAGCAGCCTCAGCGACATTAAAAGATTATGTAAAATATAAAGAAAAATTAGATAGCCTTGAAAATACATTTGTTCCGGGTTTATTCACTGGTCTTTTTCAAGGTCCTAAAGGTAGAGAAAGAGCTTTAAAAAGAATGCAAGGTTCTGTCCAAGATATTATAGAACTGGGCCGAGAAGATATTTTAAGGCCATATCTCACTTCTCCATCGGTAGGTTTAACACAAACAGAAGCAGAAGGGTTAATTCATCCTTTATCAGATAAAATAGAAGCATCATTAAATAAATTACCTAAAGGAACATTCAATCCTGATTATTTTATTCAAGGTGAAGGAAAATTGGGGGGGCATTATACGGGTCCGTCAATGGAAGGCTTAAATAATTATGATGAAGTTTTAGAAAAAAGTCCAAAAACAATCGAGAAACAAAATAGTCGGTTAGCTGATTGGTTAGTTAAAAACGTAGACCCTAAAACATCTCTCAGTGTTTTGCGTGATAAATTTGTTAATGATAAGCATTACGATTGGAGACAATTTGGACCAGCAGTTAGAGAAGCAAAAGCAAAAGGTTTGGTCTTATATGGAGATCAATTAACAGAATTGCCAGAATTAGAAACCTACGCACCTATTCAATCACTTTCTAATATCTTTACAGGATGGGGAAGATGGTATGATAAAATACAGGGTAAGAAATAATGAATCCAATAGCTCAAGGTTTAGCCCTTGGATATTCAGGGCAACAGTTGTTAAGCTTCATAACAAGAATATTTCCTAACATTGTACCTAAAATTACTAGAGCACAAAAAGCCGGTCATTCAATTGATAGTATATTAAGTTTTCTTCAACAATCAATGGATGCCGAAACAGGAAATAAAGGACAAACAGCGCAAAAAAATTACGCTAAAAACCGTGAAAGATCTGATGATATTAGTAAAACTTTAGCTAAAACAGCAATAGCCGGTTTAGGCGGATATGCTGCAAGAAACGCATTATCTGGTTTGATTGGACAAGGAACACCTCAACAACAGCAACAACCTCCTCCGATCGCTCCGCAACCTCAGAATCCGACTAATCAAGCTCCTGCTCCTGTTATAGGTGGAGGCGGACAACCTGCCGGGAATCCAATTCAAACAGCTCCCGGTCAAGCTCCGTTATCTCCTGTTCCACCTTCTCCTAATCTTGCTAATGTTGTCCAACTTATGGGAAGTTCTCCAATAGGACAAAGAATTCAATCAATGTTAAAAAACAATCCTCCTCAAGTAGTTGCTCAAGCTATTAAAGGAATGAATAAAAAAGAGATTGAAGAGATTGAGAAACAAGCTAGCGCTCCTATTGAACAAGTCGTTGAAGAATTTGCAAAGACGCTAGTTCAATCTAATCCGCAAGAGCAACCGCAGCAAGAGCAGTTACAGCAACCAATTCAGCAAGGGCAACCTCAATTACCTATTGAACAGCAGCCAATCGAACCTATTTTAAATCAGCAACAGCCAGTTGAAAATCAATTAGATTTAGAATCAATGGGATTAAATGCGCCGAAAGAAGAAGTTAAGATTAAAAAGACTGCAATAACACCATCAGGTGATTTTGGAGAAGTAGAGTCCGATAATGGTAAGATCTCTAAAATTAATGTTGATGGTAAAACAAAAACATTTAATAACGATAAGTTAATTGAGTCTCCAATATCAGAAAAAGATGCCGGTGATCTATATGATGAGATGATGTCAAAGATACCCGAAGAAGACCGATCTTCTCAAATATTTTGGGCTGGATATGATGAGAAAGCAAATAAGTTTTCATTCATTCCTCATGGTGGGGCACTTTACACATATGAGAAAATTTCTCCTGAATGGGTGGAAAAGTTAAAGCATGGAATGTTTGAAGCAAAAACTACAGGTGAAAAGACAGAGGGTAAATGGATTGCCGGCGGTAAATCTAGAGGTGCAGGTTTATTTAAATTGATTCAGGATTTACAGAAAGAATACGGTGGAAAAGGAAAAGAATATGCAGAGAAATTCGAAACCATATTTGATGCTATAAAACCAGCAAGAGACATGTCACGCGCAAAAGTAAAAGCAGCATCTGAAATAGAACGTGCTAAAAAGAAAGAAGCCACAAAGAAGGCAAAAGAAGATGAAAAAGCCAGAAAAAAACCAAAAAAATAGAGATTTAGAGAAACTTTTATTTATTCTTTCTTCTAAACACAAGAAATCAAAGAAAAGTGTAGACGTTTCACATAAAAAGTTATAAAGTTTTGTATATCAAACAAAGGATTTCGTATGTCGTTCCCTATTCCAGATCAAAGCGCAATTGTAAGCTCGTTAAATACAGGTGGAACGAGTTTACAAAATCCAATGCAAGTAATTTATGCTAAAAGAGACCCCGGTAATAATGATAGAAATTATGATGTGGGTTCATTTTGGATTAATACTTTAACAAATTCGTCATTTCAATTAACCGGCTTTAGTTCTGGTGTGCCTGTTTGGCAATCTGGAGGCAATGAGCAAGCGACAACAACGGTTGCTGGTATTACAAGATACGCAACAACTGCTGAGGTTATGACTGGTGCGGGAACAGAAAATGCCGCTTTAGCCGCTGATGTTTTTGCTTTAGCTCAAAGTATTGTTGTGGGGGCAGTTCCGGCAGCTCAAGAAGGTGTTGCGGGTATTGCACAATTAGCAACTCAAGTTGAAACGGATACAGGTACAAACGATACTAAGATCGTAACACCTCTTAAGTTGTCTACTTTTGTTAGCTCTGGTGGTTTCCCTGGCTCATTTACTGATTTAACAGCAACTGGAGCGGTTTCTTTTACAGGTGCTACAGGTGCGTTAACAATGACATCGGCCACCGCATCTTCTTTAGGTGTTACTGGTGCGGGTATTGATTTAACGCTAAGTTCAGCAGCTGGTCGAATTGTTGTTAATGGTGAAGAGGCAGCAGCTGACGCGGTCAGAGTTCTTTCGGCAGCCGGAGGCTTAGATGTTGACGTTGCTTTACAAATGAGCTTAGTTTCAAGTCAAAACGCAGCTGATGCAATTGTTATTAATGCTTCCGCTGGAGGAATCGACATAACAGCAGCAGGAGCAGCCGGCGAAGATATTGATATTGTTAACACAGCTGGATCTGTAAATATTACAGCCGGAGAAAGTGGAACCGATGCAATCGTTATCTCTGCTACTATTGGAGGAATTCAGATCAATGCCCCTGGCGCCGCTGCCGGTGAAGATATTTCCCTAACTGCCACAGGATCTTCAATTCGTCTAGTTTCTACTGAAAACGTAGTTGACTCAATTGTTTTATCTAGTACTAATGGTGGTATTCAAATTCTTGCCCCTGGTGCAGCAGCTTCTGAGGATATCGTCTTAACTGCTACAGGTTCTAGCGTTAGATTAACTTCCACTGAAAACGTTACGGATGCAATTAATATTGAAGCTACTTTGGGCGGTGTTAATATCCTTGCAAGTGGAGCTAGTGCGGGTGAAGACATCAATATTACCGCTACAGGTTCTAGCGTTAATGTTAATTCAACAGAAAACGCAGCTTTGGCAATCTATCTTCATGCTAATGGTGGGACTTCTGAAACAATCCAATTGCATGCCGACCAGGGAACTGGAGTTGCATCAATTAACATATTATCAGATGTTGGCGGTATCACGTTGAGATCTGCCGGCTTAGCCTCAGCCGATGCGGTTAATGTTGAGTCTGTTGTCGGTGGTGTTGATATTGATGCAGCATTACAAATTAACGTGACATCTTCACAAGCAGCAGCCTCAGCATTAAGACTGTTTGCTAGTGATGCAGCGGGTGGAATTGATATTGATTGTGGAACAGGTGGAGCAACACTAGATTCGACAGGTGCAATTTCATTAGATGCGGCAGCGGCTTCAAACTTTACGGTTACTGGGGCTTTTGACCTTACTGTTTCAACAACAGCAGGTTCATTAAACTTTAGTGCAGGTGAAGCGGCAGCCGATGCGATTAATGTTGATGCCGCAGCTGGTGGTTTAGATGTCGACGTTGCATTGCAAATGAATCTTGATTCATCACAAGCGGCAGCTGATGCAGTAAGAATCAGAGCAAGTAATGCTGCCGGTGGTATCGATGTTGACGCAGGGTCTGGAGGTGTAACAATAGACACAACAGCAGCAATTTCATTAGATTCTGCTACAGCGTCTAATTTTACAGTAACCGGATCAGCAGACTTAACGTTAAGTTCAACTGCGGGAGCTGTAAAAGTAGTATCTGGTGAAGCTAACGCCGATTCTATCGAAGTTACAAGCGGTGGAGGGATGAGCATCGTCGCGACTGGTGCAGCTGCAAAAGACGTTATCATTACTTGCACTAGCGGATCGATGACATTAACAGCAGGTGAAAACGTTACTGATGCAATGAACTTTACCGCAAGCGGTGCAGGTTCTAGAATCAACCTAGCGGCCGGAACCGGAAGCGTTAAAGTTGATTCAGGTTTGGTTGTTAAAGTTAGCGCAAAAGTTGCAGATTATACAGCAACCGGAGCTGATTACTTTATTCCTGTAGATACAAGCGGAGGCATAGTAACTATTACATTGCCAGCAGCAACGGCGGTTTCGGGTCAAACATTTGTGGTTAGAGATTCTGGCGGAGCAGCGGCAGCTAATAACATTACTATTAACGGAGGTGGAACAAACCTAGTTGGTGGTGGTGCAGCAGCAGCAACAAAAACGTTATCAGCAGCTTATTCAGGTGCGACCATTATTTCAAATGGTACGACTTGGAATTACGCCTATACCGCATAATGTAAATAACTAGGGCCGTCATCATTAAAAAGTGATGATGGCCAAATAAAAAGGTTAAATATGTCAGGTCAGCTTTTAAAACGTGAAGTCAAAACAATTGACGGGTCAACGCTAACAACTTCTTTGCAGAATTTTGGATCGGCCTTACAAATTGCCGTAAATAAAGTAGCCATTGTTAACGTCTCAACAACTCAAATAGAGATTAGCGATGGAACAACTCAAAACAACTTTGTCATTCCATCCTTTACGACTCTCAGTATCGGTGAAGGGTTTGAAAATATTGGTAATGCTTTGAATGTTTTGAGTCAGTTCAGAAAAGGCACGCAACTTAAGATTAAACTAACAAGTGGTGCAGCAGGCACTGGTAATGTAATTATTACATTGTTGGGGGAATAATGGGCATATATGCTTCTGTACTTAGTAGTTCTTCTGGCTCTCTGCCTCCGACTGTAGCAACACAATATAATACACAAGACGGAAACGCTTCCCCATCGGCTAATATTCTCATTATAAATGGGATTGACTCCACAGAAAATAACTCCAATGGAATTATAACGAAAGGTGGAATAGCCGGAACCGGAACGGTAAACGAAGTTGATGTGGTATTGACTAATAGATATTCAGCTACACTGACAACAACCGATGATACACAAACGGAGTTAGTTTCCGTTCCCATCCCTCTAAGTCCAGCAGTATATAATTTCATAGGTACAGTAAGTTTCTTTGATGTGACAAACTCACTAGGATCAGTTGTTAATTATTCTTTTGCGTTTAGAACAACGCCGGCGTTAGGGGCTACAGTTCAATTAACTCCTTTAGATCAAACAACACAAGAAGACGCAGCAATTGGCGGTATAGTAGAGTTTCAATCTATAGGTGCTTCACAAATATTCCATATTTTAGTTACTGGACCTGCAGCAACAACGTTTAAATGGCAAGTAACCGGAACATATACAGTGGTAAGTTGAGGAAATATGACATTTCAATATTCAGGTAATTACAACGGTATTTTCTACGGTAAAAACGTAGACTTTACAGGTGCAGCGCAAGCCACTGAAACAGTTACAGCCAACGGAGAATTGCTAATAGGAAACGGAGTTTCTCCAAATATTAGAGTCGGTACAATAGTATCGCCATTAGGAACTATAGACGTTGGATATGCTTCTCCAAATTTAACGCTGGATGTTATTAGTTCCGGGTTTACATGGACAGATATTTCAGGCGCGTTTTTCCCTTTAGCTTCACATGGTTATTTTATAACAGGTACAGCCACAGGAACGTTGCCAGCTACGCCAAATCAAGGTGATACGGTTAAGTTCATCGTAGATCATGCTTCACAGGTTTTGACTATTCAGGCTACAGGAACACAGGTTATTAGATTAGGAAGCGTTGTAACTTCTGTGGCTGGGTCAGCTACGTCTACGTCACGCGGTGACTCGATTACACTTGTGTATAGATCTACAGGTGATTTATGGGTTTCGGAGTCTTCTGTCGGAAATTGGACGCTTTCACCTTAGGTTGTAAATGACTACTTCAAATAACAGCACAAATATAAGAATATTGCATAAAACTCTTACGCCATCAGAATTAGCAAATTTACAAATAGGCAGTACACCTATTGAAATTATACCCGCTCCAGGAAATGGATATTTTGTACTCATGCTACAGTTTATTGCTACTGTGGACTTTAATACTACTCCATGGACTAGTAGCGATGCTAACGTTAAGTTTTTATATGATATTAATCAATTTGCTCCAGCATTTACCTCATATGTTAAAAACGAGTTGTTAATTGGATTAGATTCGATCGGATTTGGTAATTTATCAGAAAGTGACCAGATAAATAGTGGTGATGCAAGTTTTTATAATAATCTTCCTATCATGGCTGCTAATTTAGGTTCTTCTCCTTGGCAAGATGGAGATAGTGGACTCAACTTAATTATTACTTATCAGATCATCAAAACAGGGTTATAAATAGGAATCTATGGCACTAACAACGACAAATAACGCTATAAATTCCAGGATATCTACTTTAACAGTATCATCAGCTCAACTATTGGATTTATTAGCTAACCCTGTTACCATCGTCAATGCTCCCGGGTCAGGGAATGTGATAATCCCTACTAAGTTTGTGTTTTCTTCTCATTTTAATACAACAGCATATACCATTACATTTGCTCAACCAGTAGTAAGATATCAAGGATCTGCAAATAGTATTGTTATATTTTCCGATGATCTAGTTACAGCTCCTCAAAGTGTAATATCTATAGCTACATTAGACGGAGATTACTCAATTGAAGACACTACCGATGTTTTAAATAGTCCGATAATACTCTCTATAAACGTATCTAATCTTACTTTAGGCAACGGTACTGTGACGATTCAATGTTTCTATGATATTCTTCCAATTTCTGTATAATATAGGTGAATTATGCCTCAAGCATTAGCAACGAACAATTACGGACCTGCAAAGATTATAGTAGCTAATAATATTTCTAATGGTACGCACTCAACGATAGCCTCTGCAATAACAAGTGCTTCTTCTGGTGATACGATTTTTATAAGAACTGGAACTTATGCCGAAAACCTGACATTTAAAGCAGGCGTTAACCTGGTAGCTTTTACCGGTGATGACAATAACTTTATCGGTTCTGGATATTCTCCAAATGTAACTATTGCCGGTAACCACACTGTTGATATTACAGGACAATGCTCGGTAAGTAATATCAAGTTCACAAATGGTGGTGGTGGATCTAATGTTTTCACTATATCAGGTACAGGATTGCTAAATTTCTTTATCAATAACTGTTTCTTGGAAGTAGGTGCAACCCAAGTTATCTCTTATACAAATTCGAATTCATCCTCTTTCGTTTCAGTATCAAATTGCCAAGGAAACATAACAGGGGCTGGATCTAATTTCTTAACGATGTCAAGCCCAGGACTTCTATTTTTCCAAGATTGCGATTTTACTAACACAATCTCTTCTACTGTAGCTAATACAATCTCAGCAGGAGTTATTTCAATAAGAAGATCGACGTTTTCATTTCCCTTGACAACTTCAGGGACAGCTGCTTTAGGATTTACGTATACTTCATTCCTAACAAATCCTCCAAATGCAACCAGTTTGACTGTAGGAGGTTCAGGGGGAGGATCTGCTCTTTTTTGTCATTTTAATAGCGGTTCTGCATCGGCTATTTCTATTTCTTCAACGTTACAAATACAAGAATCGACGATAGCGAGCACCAATACTAATGCCATTACAGGTGCTGGAACTATTACTTACAGTGGTTTATCATTCTTTTCTTCTTCCTCTTTAATGAACGTGACTACACAAACCCCCGTTTACATGAACCTAGGAAAGTACAAAGCCTCTGGGCAACCTTGCTTCTCTGCTTATAACAGCAATATTATTTCTAATGTAACAGGTGATGGAACAGCTTATACAATGGTTTTGGATTCTGTTTTAGTGAATCAAGGCAGCTGTTATAACACAGGTACAGGAATATTTACCGCTCCAGCTGAAGGAAACTATCAGATCAATTTTATATGTA